TTTTTCTTAACACCACCCGGTAATAATTCAGCAAATACTTCTGTGCCTGTTGATGATACGGTTGGATCAAGTAATGCTGCCGTACTACTTGTTTTACTACTTGTTCTATTTCTTTTAATAGCTGTCTTACTTGTGCCACCTGTGGCTGTCGCACCTTCATATAAATAAAGCTCAGCATCACCACCACAAACAGCACCAATGGTCATGTGCATTGACACGCCAGACGCAGAAGCAATGACAAAATCAATTGAGTCAGTATCAACTAATGGCGTTCCATTTGTTCTATTCTCATAAAGAAAATAAGCATTACCTTCATGCAACCTATGATGATTAACATCCACCGTAATAAGTGGTCGTTCACTTCCTGTTACATGTTGGTCATTATTTTCATCAGATTGTGTTAGCGTCACAAATCTTGACTTAGTATTATCTGATTCTCTTTTTACACTCAATACCATTAGAAACTAATCTCCAATCCAACGCCTCTATAATCAATACCTTTATGGTGGCCTTCACCCCAATCAACATAATGACCAGCGCCTTGAATTAATAAATCTACTTTATTTTCTATAATAGGTTGTCTGTACTGCATACCGCCCCCTACAATACTGACACCTTTGTTGGAATATCCACCAACATCATAATCAAGGCGGCCGCCAGTAAGTTTTTCTAAAATTTTATTTAATACTGTATCGTCCAACAAACTTCTCCAAAATTTTTCCTAACGCAGAATCTGATATAGATGCAGTACGTTGTTTGCTTTTATTTTCATTCCAGTCATAAGTAGCATACCAATTTTTAATTGGATCTGTTCTTTCTGTTAAAGAACGTCTTGTTTGTGTTTTTGCATCTAAATAAGTTCTATTAATTTCATTAATAAAGCTACTATCATTATTTAATACCTTGCTTTTAAATAAATCATAGTTTTTATAAGACTTAACATTAAATGCTAATTCAGTGGCAATTAATTGCTGACCTCTGTTTAAATTATTCCAACCATCACCTAACCATTGCTTTGCAGCTGCTTCATGTTTTTTCCAGTCTTGCTCATATAGTTGGTGAGCCATATCTGTAGTTAAGTTATTAAATTTAACTTTTTTATTTCCTATTAATACATATTGTCCTGACTGTTCTTCATTAAGCAATTTATGTCCGTATGCTACTGTATCATTACCGCCTTCAGCAGATTTATGTGGAGACCATGTATCGGCTTTGGGATCATATCCGTTGCGTATACCATTCTCAGCTTGTTTAACAATATTATGAAATTGTGTTTCAAAATCATCCATAATAAAGCCTTGCAACAGTATACAAATTAACAGGAGGAATAGTAATCTCATGCCAGTCAATCATTTTTTCTTCGGAAACCCCGCCTTCATCATAGCGTAAGCTTTGTCAGAAATAGTTGACTTAGACTGAGGACGACTAATCCCTTTTTTCTTGCGTTCGTTTATGTTGTGATATAAGCCTTTTGATTTCATTTCTTTGCCTGTCCTGACTCAGACATAGCAATAGCAACAGCTTGTTTACGGCTAGTTACTTTAGCGCCAGAACCTGATTTGAGTTTACCAGACTTATACTCCTTCATAACTTTATGAACTTTCTTTTGCATTTTATCCATCATAGTTTTGCCATTTCTCCTAACATTGCTGTACCAATACCTAAACCTGTTTCACCAAGTTGTGGTAATCCAGTGTCTACTTTTGTTCCGGGAGTAATTGCTTTTGCAATTAAACCACCTGTACCGCGAGATAAGCGTTTGCGAGATGCTTTAACTTTTTCAACTTCTGCTTGTGCGCGACGTGTGGATGCCTGAGATGCTGCAGTAATAGCATCTAAATCAGATTGGGAAGCTGTTGTACGTTTTACAGCATCATATCCAATAAGATATGACTGTTTCATATATCGGCTTGGGTTGACATTAGGCGTATCAATAGATAAGTATTGAGGGCCAGATCCACGACCACGTCTAATATATCGTTCGTCATAAACAGGTGTTGCTGATTCATAACCTTTTTGGCGTACTAAATTTTGAAAAGATCCTCGCCCAGCAAATGTTCCCGGAGCTACACGTTGTGTTTCAGTAAATCCTTCTCTAATAATTTGATCGTATTGTTTATTCCACCAGTCTTCAGACTTAAATACGCTAGCACCACCAGCAGCTTTAATTAAATATTCTTCAGCACCTTTAACTGGTGCAACTAGCCCACGGGCTTTAGCCATACCAAGATCAAGTGCCATTATTTTGTTCCTAAAGTTTCTTCGTCTAAACCTGTTTCTGGTGTAAGACGTGTGTCAGATAATAATGATCTTGCACCACCACGTGTTGCTGCTTTTCTTTTTGCTGCCATTTGTTCTTGTAAGTCACGTTTTTCTTGTTCTGCTTGTAAACGCATTCTTTCTGTTTCTTGACGTTGTTGCTCGATTTGAGCAAGCGCTGCTGAATTATCTGGCTTACCGCCTAATATTCCACCCATTACAATCTCCTCATGATATATGTATCTTCTTTATCTACACTGTATGCTTTCATCAAACCTTCAGCTTCGAATCCTAAAGTTTTGGCCCAGCGCACAGCTCGTTCATCTTTGGATACTACCGTAATTTGTATCCGATGTAAATTAAATAATATCTCACAGATATCAAAGAATGTATTGGCACCCTTAGTCATAGCTATTGGATATCGTCTAGCTGTCTCATGAAATACAGACCACGCTTCACCAACCCCAGACCAAAGTAACCCACAACCAAAAATAGCGATAGGCTCGTTATATAAAAGCGCAGTAATAGTCGGACCAGAAAGAGACTGTGTATTAAGACGCTGTTTTCTATTTTGTGGCGTAAGCGATGAAACCCCATAGTTATCAAATCCTTTAAAGTTATCAGCGTGTGTGAAGTGATAATTCTTATACTCTACACCTTTTACCTTAGGCATGTAAGTATCTAAGTGTTCTTGATCAATTGAATATATCGAAGTCACTATTAGCTACGGTAGGTGCAATTAATGTGCTAGCTGCTAATGGACTCTTGGTCATGCGCTTATGTTCCCCGCCACCTAAAAGTAAATAGCCAAATGCATCACCAATGTGCGAATGTTCGTTTTTGTTTGGGCTGTCTTTAAATCGTTCTTGTCCGGCACCTACACTAATACGTTTGAAATGGTACCCGCCAGATAATGATTTACGTAAGCGTTTGCATTTTGGATTAATTAATAATCCGGGTTTACCCATAATCAATCTTTGCATAGGTGCGGCGGCTGCTTCACGTCTGACTTTAAAATTGTTAGACGCTGTAGGTTGTGCGCGTAATCCAATTGTTCTTAGATAATCAAATGCAGTGACTTCGTAAATAGCATCACGTGCCATACCCGCTGGGTCACCCCAGACCATGACTTGAGCTTTAGGATACTTAGCATTAATCTCTGCAAGTAGCTGTTGACCAAAACGTTCAAGCCCCATATCTTCAGTGACAATCTCATCAAAGATAATCCATCGACCATTAGTAAGTCGCTGACCAATCGCTGCTGCTGGCGTTAAACCAAAGTCAAGACCAATATGTAACGGTTGTGCTGGATCGTATTCAGCATCAGGACTTGACATTAAGTGATCATCATACTCTGGCCATACAGGTTTACCTTCTTGTACATAAGTAAACTTACCTTCTGCATAGCAGCGAACCCAGTCTAAGTTCTTACCACCTAACATCTGTGAGTAGTAACCGCTGGGTAAGTTCCTTACATTCTCAGCTTTAGGATTGAGTTTCCACCAACGACCACTTGCAAAGCTATGATCATTGGCTTCTGGGTTTTCAGGTAAATCTTCTGGGCTGACTTCCATGACGCCACCCGGTTGTTGAAAGAAGTCCCACCCGTACTTACCCGTAATCTTTTCTTTTTGACTTAATCGGAACCACCAATGGTCATCGTCCATTGGGTTCGTGTCCATCCAGACTCCGTGCCAAGTAGGCCCTCCATCCTTCTTAGTTGGATAACGACCGACACGATGGGTGAGTCCGTCAATGACGGCTTTGGGCAACTCCCGTGCCTCGTTTACCCATGCTCCTGTAAGTTCTAAGGATAGTAACTTGCGTACATCCTTTGGTTGGTCCAATGCTAAAAATATCACTTCACAGTCAATACCCGCTGCATCACCGCGGGAAGGGAGGCGAATGTGATGAGTGATCGGAGGCGTATATAGCATCGGACCGAAAGTGTTTTCTGGGAATAATTCTTGCCACGTCTTAATGGTTGTGGTCTTGAGTTCTGGATAAGAGTTTCTTACAATAACAAAACGGGTATAGCGAATGCCATCCTGAGGTGACGGCTTTTGTCTTACGGCACGCATCATAATCTCAGCTGCGCACGCGTAAGACTTGCCACTCCCCACTGGCCCCATTAGCCCACGTACAAACTTATTACTTTGTAAAAAGTTATACACCACAGGGCTTTCACTAAAATCTAAATCAATGCCGGGGCCATGTAATTCTTTTTTACTGCGCTCTTTACTATTGCTCATCGTCGTCTATATCAGGATGCTTAGCATTTAATAATTGGCGAAGACGTTGATTATCTTGCCACAGCTCATCTATAATTTTCATAACACGTGTGTTATTCATATTAGCCATAACAAATTCTTCGCGCAATAATTCAATCTCTGCTTTGATTTCCATGGTCTTTCCTCCATTGTTTCCAAAGTTGTAATGTGTGTATTGCTTTGTCTATATCTTCATCACCATCACCCTTACGGTCTACTCGTACAATGTACTTAATAGCCGTATGTTGCATAGGGTTTAATCCGTTTACCATAGAAAATTCCATCGGCTGGATTTTCATTTGTGAATAATGATTACCCCCCACTTGGGTTTCTTTAGGACTCATTCTTTGTTCCTTTATTTACAGACTTTAATGCGCGCTTAGCTTGGTCGATACCATAAGCGCAATCATAATTTTTATCTGCAAGTATGTCTCTAGCCCATTGTTTAGGATCTCTTTTGTTTGCAGTAAGTTTTGCTACAAATGCGCGCAACTCATCCATGCGCTGTTTATATTGTTCTTTATTTATCATGATCAATTACCTCCGGGGCTTTAATGTTAATACCAATAACTGACGGCCTATCTGAATCATCTGGGTTGTCTAGCAAGCCACTGGCTTTTGCAAGCAAGCGTAAGGTTTGTACTTTGTCCCAAAATTCTATTGCTATCATACCATCTTTATCTATTTTAATTGACTTAATACTTTGCAATGCATGTTCTGGAATATCTTTACTTGCCTTGACTTGCACATTGCCATCTTGGTCCCACTCCATCACATCGGTGATTTTAGTGTTAGCCATACAAAGAAGGCTGTACGCAACAGCCTCTCTGTTAGCTGCAATAGTTGTGCTACGCTCCAAATTTCTTTGCAGCTGTTTAACACCACCGTATCCCGCCAAAGACGGGATAGGCTTATTCTTGTTTTTAGTCTCACTCATCAGAAGGGTAAATCGTCCTCGATGTCTTCCAGAGACGTATTCGCTGGCTGCGAATTTTGTACTGTCCCTTGACCGGCGTTGGTGTTCGCCACAGGATTACCAATTCTGACGCCGAAATATGCTGTGCCATCTCGCTGACTTTTATTGCTATACATATCGAGATAGTATTCATTACCGTCAGGCAATAAAATCTTACCGCGCCAGTCAGCATGCCAATCTTCGGTCTTGCGATCATTCTTAAATACTGAGCCGGTACCGGGTTTACGTTCATACTTCTTTTCTTCAGCCATAGTTTTCTCCTTAATAAAATCTGACTTTATCTTGTTTTGATCTTTTATAATTATAAATCTCCTCGATCAAAATAATGTATTGTCTATTGTTGGTACAGTCTTGCAACTTAACAGACTGAAATGATAGTTTCTGTAAAAATTCTGCATGATTATAATCTGGATGTTGGAATAATTCTAGCATAGCTCTAACAAATGAACGGCGTTTATAGCCATCATAGTATTCACGAACCATTAAAATTTTCTCAGCATTACGACATGCAAGATCATAATCTCTAATTTTGAATGTACCTTCTTTAAAATGTCTATTCTGAGTACCATCACTTCCTATTGTATTACTTAACAAGGCTTTAATTTCATCATGACCAAAACCATATTCTTCTTTAAATAATTTGTATTTAATATAATCTGGTTTACCTAGCATACAATAACCATCAAGGTAATCATCAGCTGTCCAGTTTTTAAGATTAGTGTTAAGTCGATGCACATCTGGTAGCTGCAATCCCTTAACCTTAATAAAATAAACCGGCTTATCTAATAGTTTTGCTGCTTCATATCGATGTTGTCCATCAATAATCTGATAGCGTTCATTTACAATAATAGGAACTGTAATATACTTTTCTGCAATAGACTCAGTCAGTCTGCGCAAATGTAATGAGTTTACATTCCTATTACCGTCAATAGGTCCAAACAAATCGTAATCATTGGTCTTAAAGACTTGATTAATTGACTCCATATTTAATCTCCTAAAGATTTTCATATATATCCACAACGGCACTACCGCCGTCAACCTGTTCACCGCGGACAATTTCAATGGAATCAATCTGCTCGTCATCATCATACATGCCGGCTTTCATGAGCGCATCGAGGATTGCCTTAAGTGTATTATCGAGATCAAAACGTCTTTTGGATCTTGGATGTATTACAATACTTAATCCTATACGTTTGTCCTCGAATCCTTTGTGTCTTTGATTCTTTACAATAACGTAAACTTCTTCAGTAAACTTACGACCCGCTTTACTAATAAACCTTCTATTACCATTGGCGCGCCAGTAAGTGTTTACGCTTGGTGGGTAAGGTAGGG